ACCACTTTCTGTATAAATAGAAACTCTATTATTACTACTGTTGTCATTAAGTTCTATTAAAGAAGTATCAGAATTTGATAAAAAACTACCCTCAAAATACAAAACACCCTCACTACTATTAATATAGCTACTTAAACCACTTTTACTTGCAGTTTCAGCTTCTCTTGTTACTTCATTACCATTTGTTGGTATGTAAGATGTAGCGTAAGATTGTTGTTCTGCTTGTGCACCCCAAATGTACAAACCATCTGAACCATTGCCAATATAATTTGAATAAATTGGAGTTTTTGATGTTCGTAATTCTAAATATGATAACCCATTTGCATTTGATATTGCAGTACCTATAATTCTATACCAACCATTACCAAAGTTTTCTATACTTAAATCTCCATTTTCCTCTTGTGTTACAATACCATCTTGTAAATCAAAAGTTCCTGAAATGTATGTACCACCACTATCATTCACTCTTAAATAAGCATATTTAATTTCATCTTTTTTAACAAATATAGAGGCAGTATAATTTACTGATGTAGTTGAAAATCCTGTGCCTATAAATCTATGTGCATCATCTACTGTATTATCTACTAATTTATCAGCAGTTAATGTCCCGTTTGGAGCAGTTACACTATTTGAAGTTATTGAACTTCTTGTTTTAATCCAATAAGCATTATCAAACGCTTCCGAATAAGTAATTAAATTCGTACTTTGTGGCTCTAATAATAAACTTGGACATCCACTAACAACTCCATCAATCATTGGATAGTCTATTCTTGGTACATTACTACCAACGGTTTCTATTAAACCATCTTTGTTTACTCTTGTTGCTTCTGATGCTCTTGCAAAGTTTAAATCTCCACTTCCATCTGTTGGTAAAACACTATATACTTTTCCACTTTTAAAAGCAGAAGGTATCATTGCTATACTTGGTATATTTGACATTTTTTATTTTTTTTATTTATATGTTTATACATCCTATACTTTCTAAAATTCCACCATCAGATTCTACTCTTGATGCGAAACCTTGAATTATTATTGATAACTCACTTTTATCAGAATATGACTTACCCCAAAAAATTGTATTATAAGCCACTCCAATACCCCACCAAGTGTAGTTATATATTTTACCCCAATTTATTGAATTTGCCATATCTTATTTCTTTTCTTTTTTAGTTAAATATATTTGTAACTTAACTATGTTTGCTTGTTTTGGTTTATACATCGCTTTCATTATAAAACCCAATTTGAACCACCTACATTTTTATCGGGATAAACATCGGGTGTTATGTTATCGTTATACTCGGGAAACTTTGTATTGTTAAAACATATATAATCTACAAATCTTCTTGTGTAATATTCTGCAAAGTCTCTTTCTTTTTGTACTAAAAAATCAACTTCATTTTTATTAACCGATTCAGCATTTTCTGAATTATGTTTAAATACACCACCATTTTTAACTTGATATGCTGCAAATGGTAAATAATCAACCATAGCATAATGTATTAACATAGGCTGAATATAATTCTTAACTAATTCTAAATAATCACCATTTAAAGTATCATTTAAAATATCGCTTTCAATTTTATCATATAATTTACTACCTAAATAGTTTTGTATATGGATTTCTTGAGCAATTTTAATAAACTGAATAAATTTATCAGTATCAATATTACCGTCTAAAATTGAGTTTTTAACTAAATCTGTTCTTGATATAAATAACGCTTTTGCCATATCTTATCTTTTCTTATTTACAAATCCATTATTAGGCATATCCGTTGGTCTCATAGCTACTTCTTTTTCGTTTACTTGTGGTTTAAAACCTTTTTTCTTTGCCTCGTTTACACTAATTGTAGGTGCATTTGGACTATTCACATCAACACCACTTCCTTTTTGCATATATGTTTTACGCATCCAATAATGATGACAATCTCCACCTCCTTTATATAACCATATATCATAAGTGTCTGCTCCGTTCAATCCCCAACCTGCATTAACTGCTCTTTGGCTCATTTGCTGAATATCCTCTTTTCTATATATCTTTTTAGCTGCTACCATTTTTCTACAAAATTCTCTACTATTAGAACTTGCTCTTAATGGTGCATATTGATAACGTACTTTAAATTTAGCACCTTCTTCATTTTCTCCATCTTGCTCACTCTTTGCGTTTGGTCTTGCAGTACCCGTTGTTGCGAAATTCCAAATTTTAGATAATAAACTTGGCTCTTTTGTGTTTAATTGTTTTATCTGCTCATCCAATGCATCTTCATCATCGTAATCTACTTTACGTTCGTCAATTAATACCCAATTTTCTAAATCTTCATCTTCTCCAAACTCTTCTAATTCAGAAAACATTTTAGACATTTTAACACCTGTTTCTTCTTCTCTTGTTTCTTGGTCTTTTACATTCTCTAAATCTGTAAACTCTAAAGGTTGTAACGTCTTAAAATAAAGATGTAAGCTAATATTATTAAAAGCTAATACTTTATCAAAAGCATCTATTAAAAGTTCTTGAAATGGTCTAATAACGGTGTTATCCATTAAAGTAGATGCGGTTTTTAATTCATCTGCATTATTACCTAAACCCGTTGAGTCTTTAACACCTAATAACATAGGAGAAACAACTCTATGCGATATCATTATCTTCTTTTGTGCTTCTTCCGATAAGAATTGGTATTGGTTATGTGCATCACTTAATTGTACAGGAGTTATATCTGCTTGACTTTCTTTATTGTCATTAAAAGCAAGTATAAATTTACCCGCATTTGAACTTCCTTGAAATTTAGCCTTTATTTTGTTTTCTATTAACGTTTGCTTTTCTTCATCAGGAGTACCATTGTTAAAGTTGATTAGCATACTTGGTGCTAAACCATTTAAGATATTGTTTAAATGATAGTTTGATACCTCTTCTTCTAATTCTGCATATTGTAAACCTCCTTGATAATCAGGTGTGCTATAATAGTACATACCACTTTTATAAGGCTTAATGTATAATATCTCAATTGGTTTTGGTGTTTCAGATAGTCCAAAAGAAGGTATTCTTTGAGGTTTATCACTTGGTTTTATATTTATCCAATCGGGATGGTAATAATACGCTTGTACTTCTTTATCGTTTTTACTTAACTTCTCTGCTCTTAATGTTTCAATTGGTAAATGTTCTACTTTAGCAATCTTCTTTTTATCCTTTGAATAAATAACTTGCATTGCACATTGCCCCGTTAATTTTAAATCATAAGCCAAACGTCTAACAACTTCTTTTTTGAATAAAGATATCATTGATGCATATTCTTGAGGCTTTTTAGCACTATTTGTAGCATCTAAACCTCTTCCAAATATCATTTGACTAATGCCATTAATAACTGCTCCATTTGTTGCAGAGCCATTATATCTGTCTATTAAATATTGGAAATAATTGTTATCTTCTCCAAACTCTACCCAATCATTGTGTTTTGATTCCACAATTTCAGGTGAAGTGTATGTAGATAAATTAACGAAACTTATTTTAGAATCGTTTGTATTTTTTTTACGTTTACTCATAATATTATAAAGTCATTATTGCCACTCTTCTGAATATACTCATCTTTGTTTACTGAATAGTATTCGTTTTTCATTTGATTAGTTGATTGGCTTGTACAAAATATCTTATCTCTATAAATAATATCTAAATCAGATGTATTTATTAATTCTTCTGCATCTAAAAAGTTAAATAAACAAGTGTTGTTTTCAAATGTTCCGCTACTTGCAATAACTCTATCTTTAAAAGCACCATAGTCTCCTTTTATTTCATATATCTTTAAATCGTAAAAATGACCTTCTTTTAAAGTGAAAATGTTTGTTATTTCTAAATAACCTTTATGTATAACAGAACTTGGTAATATTAAATACACCTCATCATTTGTACTATCATCTCTTAAACGCATTGTTATAGATGTAGTATAAACACGTGGTATAATCTTTATTGTTTGTTCGTCTGTTGTAGGATAAAGATGTTTCATAAATATATTACAAAATAAAAGCTAATATTTAATTTAGAATATAAAAAAAAGGGACAACTAATTAAAGCCATCCCCTCTTTTATTAACGAATTAAATTAAAAATAGAACTATGCGTTAGGGTCTATTTGTGTTGGGTCTTCGTTAGAAGTTATAATTGTATCTACTACAAATGGTGCAGGTGCTTTTTCTTGCCCTTCCATTGTTAAAGTAAATCCACTTAAATCTCCCATTGCTGCTCCCGTTACAATAGTGCCTCCCGTTACTTCTGCTCCGTTTTCTAAACCGATTAATAAGAAATTTCCATTGTAATCTTCTACAATTACGTGTGGATTTTGAGCAGCTAATAATTTTATTTGCTCTTGAGTTTCCTTATCTAAAACAGGTAACGTTAAGTTTAAAGTTTGTGAATAAAAAGTAGTCCCGTTTTCTCTTGAACTATTTATCGTTGTTTCAAAAGAAGAGTTACCTTTAATATCATATTTATATAATGTAGGTGTGCCCGATATTGCAGTTACTTCTCCCGCCGTTAATGTTACGTCTCCTAACGTGCCATAAGATGCGAAATAAACTGCTTTTAAGCCACCAACAGAAGATTTACAAGGTAATGCTCTTCCTGTGCTAATTAGTGTACAAGCCATTTTATTTATTTTTTAGTTATTAAAAAAGGGTAAGTAGATAATAAACCTACCTACCCTTATTATGATTATTATTAATTATTATTAGTTAGATGCGTTAACGATTCCGTATGTCACGATATCTTCTACTACCGCGTACATAACCGATGCTGTATATCTCATAACGAAACGTACATTTTTAGAACCATCAATATCAGCCATATCTAAAACTTTCACTTCATTATGGTCTGCTAATAAACCTGTACCAAAGAATAAGTTAGATTTTAAAGTAGCAATCATTGTGTTATCAGCTAAACCGTTAGCACATACTACTTTTACTCCGTCAAACCATTGGATATCGATATCTTGGTTATTACCTTGAGCCATATATCCGTTAGCACCTTCTCCGTTTGCTTGGAAACCACCTAAAGAACGCTTATATGCCCTCCATACATTTTGAGATACATAGATGTATAAATCTTCGTTACCATATAATGCACTTGGAATAGCATCTACAACTTTTCCTAACTCATCAATTACGTTAGCAGCAGTTACACTTGCTCCTGCAACTTCTTGCGCAGCAGGTAAATCAGCATCAGTAGCTAATAATGTAGCGAAACCATCAAAAGAACCTGCACCCGCAGAACCACTCCAAATATCTTGTTCAGTCTTTTCTGCTACTTTAGCAGCGATATGACCTATAAAATAATCAGAAAAGTTTTTTGGTAAGTTATCGTGAGCAGAATATCCCATAGAAATAGCCTCCCAATCTGATTGGAATGGAGTTTTACATAACTCTAAATTTACTTGTAATTCTTTAGGCTCTAAAATTTTCTCTGTTAAGTCTAAAGTTGAAGTATCTGCGAAATCACAAGATGCGTTTGCTACGATACCATCTAATGAAACTCTTTTTAATACCTCTTTGTACTTTACATTTGGTTTTACTTCAATTAAACCATTTGCAATAGTGTTTCCACTTAATAAAGCTGCTGATACATATTTACCCGCAAATTCACCTGCATAAGTAGAAGTGATGTTTGTTGTTGTTGCCATAATTATTTATTTAATGTTTTAAAAATATTATTTAATGTATTATTTTTTCTTTTTTGTGAGTAAAGAAATAACTCTTTCTTTTCTACTGATGCTTCGGGTGTATGTGTAATACCTTCAACCTCATCAGATGCTAATTCTACAGAAACTTCCTCAACTTCTTTAACCTCTACTTTAGCAAGTTTTAATTCGTTGATTTCTTTTCTTAATTCTTCAATTGCTGAAAAGAATTGCTCTTCTGTAATAGACTTAACTACTTTTTTAGGAGAAGCAACTTCTTCTGACATTTCTTCTTCAACAACCTCTTCAGATACCTCTTCTTCTTTTGGCTCTTCTTCTGTTGATGCTTCTTTAATGTCTGCAATAACACCTTCTTCTTCGATAACGATTACTTTTCCTTCTGCTTCATATTCTCCAATAGGAACTGCAATTCTTTCTTCGTCTGCAATAACAAAGATTTCTGCACCTACCTCAAATGATTCAGCTTCAAAAATAGCACCATTATCCAATTTCATTTGTTCTAACTTTACCTCTATTCCAAGTAAAGTGCGAACTTTGTTTAATGTTTCTTTTGTGTTCATAATTATATTACAATTTAGATTAATTATTTTGTATTTTCATAACAAATTAGTCTTTAGGAGGTAAAATAAACTCAATTAACTTATCTGTTTGAAATTGTCTTTTAAAATCATCATAGTTTTCATCTTGTATAAAAATTAAAGAATCGTCTATAACTCCACCAACAGGTACATTCATTGTTGGTACATCTAAAATATATTCTCCAAACATATTTATATCTCCTTTGTTTGTTTGAAAATCAACTGCTAAATCTTGTGCTAAAAAAGTGATTGTAACATCAACTATATTTGCACCCTCATCTCTGAATTGTAAAGCAGTGATACCCGTTCTTAATGTTAGTTGTTCGGGAATTGTTATATTAAACGTTCCCGTTGGAGACTCATTAAATGCTCCGTTTTGTAATGTTATTCTTGCCATTATTGATTATTATTAGTTTTATTTATATTACCTATTCCTTGTTTCCAATATTCGGGTGCTTTACATTTCTTTTTATCACACCCACTTATTGTATATGTATTTTTACATTTGCAATACTTTGCTCTACTCATTATCTACGCTATTTAAAAAATCTATTAATTCTTTTAATATTCTTTCATCATCTGATAACTCTTCTTCTATTTCTTCTTTTGGTCTTTCTAATTTATCCGCAAAGTAACCCTCAATACTAAACCCTTTTACTTTACCCGTTTTTACATAGTCATTCCAAATTTCATCGTTATTCACTTTTACACTACCCATCCAAGTTCCAATAGGCACATCTAAACCATATAATGCAGTCTTATCTTTATTCTTATCTTCTACTATCCAAGACTCAACTAAAGTTAAACCCTCTAATTGTTTATCGTGTTCTAAAGTAGATTGCGATTGATTACCATTCTGTAAATACATTTGAGAGGCTTTTAAGACCGTTTCTTCTGAAAAGAATATATAATATTCATCTTCTCCATTACGTCTGTATATAGGCTTCTTTGGTATTAATAAAGCACCCATTAACAATCTCTTTTCTTTGTTGATTTCAGCAAGTTTTATTTCTTGGTTATTTAACGCTATAAAGTCAGATTCAATTGCGGGGTTTTCCACAACAGAAATAGCCTCAACACCTATCGCTTCATCGTCATCTAATATAAGTTCGATTATCTTCATAATTATATTACAATTTATTAGTTTTATTTTACATTTTTATATTGATGCACCTTCAACAATATTCCTTTCCATACTTTGAGCAGAGGTTACATCGTTTGCTACCACGTATGCTTTTATAGGCTCTTTTTCTTGACCTCCTATTGCTTCAGCTAATTGATTTGTACCACTTGAGCCAACTACGTTAAATGAAGGAACTGCTGATGCTATTGTTGGAGAACTACCTACACCCACACTTGCACCACCACCTCCACTTGGTGTTTTAACAGACGCTATATTTTTAACCGTTGCAAAACCTTGCGATGCTACAATTGCTGTTGTTGCTAAACGTTGTACTAAACCTGCACCAACTAAACCACTTTCAGCTTTTTCTGCCCACACATTCGATATACCTTGATATGTGTTTATCAATGCTTGTGCTAATGCAAATGCTTTTCCCGCCTTACTATTTTCGCCTAACACTTGACTAATTGCTCCAAACGTACTTGATGCTAAAGCGATTTTTTGTTGTTTTAATTGCTTTTCTCTATCAATATCTTTTTTAGAATTATCGTCTTTTAATTTATTTATAGCATTTTCTTTTGCTCTTTCTAAACCTTCTGTTGCTAAACCTTTTGCCTTTGCAAGTTCTATTAACTTATCATAATGTAAAGCAGTATTTTCTAATTCTAATATTCTACGTTCTTCTTCAGTAACTGCTTCTGCATCTCTTATCTGACTTTTTAAATCATTTAATTCTTGAATCTTTGCTTTTTCTTTTTCTTTATCAGCTAAATCAAATTCTGCTTGTTGGTTATCAATTGCAGTCTTTTGTGCTTTACGTAATTCTAAAACCTTTTCAGATTCTTTACCGTAATATTCTTCAGCAAGTTTTATTTGCTCATCATAATCGGTTTTAATTAATCTTAACTTTTCTTTTCTTTCTTCTTCCTCTGTATCAATTAAACCTTTTCTTATACGTTCTAAATCACTTGCTTTTTTATCTTCTATTGCTTTTATTTGTGCAGCTTCTTCTCTTTTAGCACCTACAATTTGACTTGTAACCTCTTTTTGTTTTGTTAACCTTTGAGTTTCTAACTCTATTACTCTTGCTTTTAATCTTGCCTCTTCATCTAAATCTTCTTTTTTTGAACGTGCTAATGAGTTTTCAGCTTGTTTTGCTTGTAAACGTAATTTAGCGGCTGCTATTTCTTTGTTAGTTATCTCTTCATCTATCTTACCTGCTTCTTTTAAAAACTCAATACGTTCTTTTGCAGTAAACTTTTCCCTATTCGCTGCTTTCTCTAATAAGTCTGCTCTATCTCTATTTGCTTTTGCTCTTTGTACAAGTAAATTTCTTTCAGCTTTATCTGCATTTGCTCGTTGGTCTGCTATTTGAGCAGCTATCTTTGCTTCTTCTTTTAATTCTTTTACAAAGTCTTTTGTTTTCTTTGTTACTTTATCTAATGTATTTTCAACACCTGTTAAACTATCAATAAGTGAATTACTTGACTTCTTTGCATCTTCTAAAGCACCTTTAAAATCACCACTAAATACTTTCTTCATAGCACTACCAAGAAAACCAATAGTATTCATAAGAGCCTTAAACCTATTTGTTATATTCTCTTGAATTAAGTTTTTAAAGTCTATTATTGCTTTTTTAGGATTCTCAAATACAGATATTATTGCTTCTCCTAAATCAGCCAATAAGTCAACTAAATTTCCAACTACACTACCAATTACTCCAAGTATTTTAGCAAACTTATTTTGCCCCTCTTCTGAACTTTTAAAAGCAGCCATTAAAGAAGTAACTGCAATTAACAATGCACCAATACCCGTTCCAATAATAGCAACCCTTAAACTCTTAAAGCCCGTTGTTAGTCCTTTAATAGATTGTCCAAAGTTCTTAACCTTTGTTACTGCACCACCCGTTAAACCGTCTAAAGTTTTAGTTGCTTCACCCGTTACTTTATTGGTTTCTTTTATTTCGTTGTTTAATTTCTGAACTTCTTTTACGCCTTTATCAGACTTTACTTCAATGTCAACTACTATTTTTTCCATTCTATTTGTTGTTTAGTTCTTACAAATACCTCTTTAAAAGTATCGGGAAATTTATTTTTACCACTCGCTAATTGTACTATTTCTTCTTTACAATCAGTTTCTTTTAACAATTCTAATATTATTTTTATCATTTTAAAGTGTTGTACTTACTATTAAATTACTACTTAACGCACTTGCATTACCTGAAGTATCAACTGCATCTACATTTATCGTATATTGAGTTCCCGCTTGTAAACCAAATATAGTGTATGTTGTTCCTATTTCTGTTGGTAATTGAATTACACCATCTAAATAAATTCTATAATAATTAACCGCAACATTATCAGTTGATGCAGTCCAACTTATAGTAACTTGTGTTCTACCTACTAAATCAGCACTTAAATTAGTTGGTGTTGTAGGAGGTGTTGTATCTTGGAAACCTGTTTGAGCAGTTACCTCTGTTGCACTTGCAAAACTACTTTCATTACCATTTGCATCAAAAGCAGTAACTCTTATTAAATAAGTTGTGTTTTCTAATAAACCTAATATTGTATAATTAGTTTGTACACCTAAAGTATCTTCTAACACACCATCAACATAAACTTTATAACCCGCTAAATTTGTTTCTGTATTACTATTCCAAGAAATTGAAACTGCATTATTTGTTTCACTATCAATCGTTAAACCTTGAACATCACTTGGAGGTGTTGTATTTGATACCTCTTCTAAAATTATTATGTCATTTAATAACTCTAATTCAGATTTACCACTTTGTAAATTAGTTGTGATTGAATTGATTTTATAACTATGTCCGTTAACTATAAATCTATCTGCCAATGTATATTTCAATAATATTCTTAAAGGTAAATAAGCAGTTAGTTTTGTTAATCTGTTCTTTTTATTAAATACACTTTTAATATAATTCTTGTAATACTTCTTAAATAAAGTATCTTCAAAATCAGATGTATTAGTATATTCGTTTACCTCTTCATCAAAATGTATGTTTTCTTTGCTTATGTTTGAATCTATTGAACGACTATTTGAAGGTATATTATAAGCTACCAATTGTAAGTTTGTATTTAAACTATCTACAAATGAAATTGAAGTACCACCTGTTTGGTATATTGGATAAAACAATAAAGGTTTGCCAATGTAACTTTCTTCGTTATCATCTACAAATCTACCATATTGTATTGTGGTTGAACTATCATCGTTTATATCTTTTAACCTTTCGAACATCATATGAGAAAATGATGGAGTAACTTTATATATACCACCATCAATATCTCTTTCATCTCCATTATAATAATTAGTACCCCATTGAGCAGCTTCTTTTTGTTCATAAGTAGCGGCTAATAAAGTATCTGTATCTTCATAACCAAAATCTATTTCTCTATAAGGTAAAGCTACATTAACACTACTCTTTCTTGTATCTACATATTTAGTAATATCATAACTAACACCACTTGCATAAAAGCTATCTAATGTTTTTACAATTATCTTATTTGTATCTCTATCAATGTAAGCAGTTAAATTAAACATTTTAAATAATGAAGTTAAGAAATCAATAACTTTCATTTCGGGTATTTGTTGAGTAATTACAAAATCAAAATTACTAAAGAATATAAATTGATTTGTTGAGTACCTTACCGTTGAACTACCACTACCAAAAGGTGTGTAATCTATACTGTAATAAATATCTGTAAATGTAATATCGTTCTTTGCTTCAATGTACAACTCATATTTAGAGCCACTAACAATTAAGTTCTCTAAACTAACTACCTTATTACCAACAATACCATTTTCTAAAGGTATTCTTAAACCGTCTCTATATATAAATAAATTATAAGGCTCTTGACTTGTAGTCTCTAAATTAATAGAGAATATATCGTAAAACTCAACATCACCATTTATAATTAAAGTTGTTGAGTCTATTGTTTGTGTTTCTGTACCTACATCAGTTTTAACCTCAAACGTATTTACAAAACCACCATTTGCTTCACCCGTATTTTCAACCTTACCTTTCTTTCTATGCATCCACATAAACAAATCATAATATGCTTTATTTGAACTATTGAAGAAATCTTCACTAAAAGTTAAATTATATTCGTACTCAATTGCTTCTATAATCTTACTTATTCTAATTGCATACTTTAATTCATCATATCTAACTCCGTGAACTTGCCCTTGATGTTGTCCACTATCATAAAATAAATTACCGTCATTTTCATTACCTCCAAAATGTCCACTTGCACTATTGTAATATAATTGTTGTGTATGTGTTATTAATGGTATTATAATGTCATTTGAACTTGGACTTAAAGCTAAATAATTTGATATAACATTTGGCTCATATTTCTTACTTAATAAGTTTAGTTTGTTTAATACATTTAACTTATCGTCTCCTAATATCTCTTTTAAGGCAATTGTACTGCCAAAGAATGTTACTTTATAGCTATGTGCTTTATTGTCTCTTAAATCAACTCCTTCTAACTTTATTTTGCCATTTCTAAATGGACTATTGTTTAACTCTATTCTTGCATCTACTTTTATTCTTGCATCAAAAGTATTATCAATGTCAAAGTTATAATAGTGTTTAAATATTCTGTTATTCTTTTTTGTAGCGGGTATGCTAAACGTTTTTGAAAAGTCTGTAAATACCTTTGCAATATCCCTTACATTTTGAATTGATTGTGTTATAGAAACACTTTCGTCTTTGAATAGTTCAACCCTATGACCTTGTATGTACAATTGTAGTTCTTGCATTTATCTTACACTATTTATCATATCAAAAGCATAATCTAAATCTAATGAGTAATCTACTAAATTATCGTTTGCTCTTGTCTTAAATGTTAAACTATTTGTTTTTACGTTCATTGGTGTTATCTTACCATCCATTTCCATCCATACCTTTTCAGATAACAAGATTTCTTTCATAGGCTCGTTATAATCTTCACTTACATAACCTGTATTTAATGTAATGCTTTTGTTACCAACTACATTGAATTGCTGATACTGATGTTGATTACTATACCCAAAATTACTATAAATGTTTGATTTGTATTTCTCTTTACTTACATTCATTTTCTCAATAGACTTCTTAAAAAACCAAATGTCTTGTACTGCACCAAACCTATTTACAAAACTTAATTTAGCAGGAGTATATCTACATTCGTCTATTGTTACAACATCTATTACCTCAACTATCTTATTACCTAAAACAGGCTCCCCACTAATAATAATTTTATCAACTGCGTTTAAATCTACTTCGCCTAATATAGCGTCGATACATACGTTATCTTCATAAGTACCATTCTCTGATAATACTCTTTCTTTAAAAGAATCTATATCTGTACCTATTACTTGAAATATACTTGTAGTTGATGAGGTTATTGCTTGTGTTCTTACAATCTTTCCTTTATATAAATAAGTTATCTCTTCTGCTCGGTTTCTGTTAATTGGTATCTTTACATCTGCATCATTTAATCTATAAATAACTTTGTTTGTAATAGCCCTTAATGTTTGTATTTCTCCATCTTCACTATCAAAATAATTATAACCATCAGTACCTATTATATCAAAATAACTACTATAAACAACACCCGCATTATTGTTTTCTAAAAAGTCATCGTAAACAGTGAAAGTTATATTTACTGCTTGTGACCAACTATCAACATTATCTTTATCTACTTCTATAAAGTCTCTTATTAATTCTGCAAACTCAAATAGAACACTACCATCTTTCTCAAAGTTTTTCGCTAATACATATTCAGCCACACCATTTATAGTTAATGTTACTTTTATAGAATGCCCATATACATCTACTAATCTAAAATGAAAAGGTGACCTCGTTGGAGTAAAAACAGATACTGCCATTATTTTCTTGCTTTATTATTTATACTATTTTTCATTAACTGCTCAACATCTAACTTATATGCTTCAATTAAATCTTTATCTATGTTCTTAAACGCTTTCTCAAAAGGTTTTGTAAAAAATAAACTTGGTCTTATACCTCTGTTGTAAATATTACCCGCAATTATATGTGCTATGGTATTGTAATTACCTTTCTTAAATCTACCTTTACTATCTCTTAACCTTATGTTCTTTTTCTTTGCCCACTTCTCTAAACTTTGTACAAACTCTTTATACCTACCAACTTTGCCACTTCCAAATCTATATGGACTATTTGGTGCTTGTTGTCCTCTTATCTTTGCGTTTGGAGATACTTTACTTGGGTCTTTACCTCTAACACCTTTATCTTGAAATATACCATAGTCCTCCATTAAGAAACTTAACTCAAAACTATTCTTACTTTGCTTTACATTGTATCGTAAACTATTGTATAAATCTCCCGAAGAACGTTTCTTATCTCTTGTTAAATTTGCCTTTGATTGTGTTACCACATACTTTGCAAATCTATTTAATTCTTCTTGTACGTTTTTTAACATATTGACATATCATTTGGCACTATTACATCAACAGTTAAAACCCAACCTGCTAACTCATCTTCAAACCTATCATAAAAAGGCTCAAATACAGGCGGACTATCTACTTGATATAAATCTAAATGTAAACTACCTCCTCTTAATATTTGCACTAATCTATTTAAAACTGCTAATTGTGTGTTTAATATATCTTGCTCGTTTGTATTACCTACAAATACATCAACTACTTCTTCTTTAGAAACATCAACAATATCCATCGCAAAAATAGATAAACTAAAACGTAATACACTATCTTCATTCGTTGCATTATTTACTATTAAGTGTGATAAAGGAAACATTGTCTGCTTTGCTAATGCTATTCTTGAAATATCTCCCGTAGTAACAGTATTAACATTTACATCTGATAACAATGTATCTTTAATCTTTTGAGTTAAGTTATAATATCCTTGCATTTTAAAATTTACTTTTTATTCTTTTTGCTTCCAACTCTGATTTCTCTTTTTCAAAAGATAACATCGTTAAACATTGATGTACATTTAATTTAGTGATATCTTCAAATCTTGTAATATCTCCGTTAGCGAGTCCATAAATTGATTGATACCAACCCCATTTTGCTGCAAAGTTTGATTCACTTGAATAATCTCCTCCTCCGTTCCCGCTGAATAATGTATCATATGTTTCGATAAGGTTATCCCTAAATTGTACAAAAAAAAAATTGAACCAATAACTGCACTCAATGGCATATCCTTCATTACTTCGGGTGTTAATGCAGTGTAATCAACTATACTATATTTTTCTAATTTAGAAATCTTTATTGGTCTATATAATACATTCATTGCAATGTGCATATTTTCCCAAGCTGCTAAATTGTTATCTAAATCAATATACTCGCCTAAACTCATTTCATTTAAATCGGGTATAAAGCCATAGTCTACTCCATTCATTGTAAACTTTGTTACGTGATTTGGTTTAGTATTTAAAACCTTATCTAACATTGTAAGTACTTTGTTTACACTACCCATCTTTAATTTATAACTATCAGATAAAGGTACTCCACAAAATATTTCAATCATTTTAGCATCTAAAAAACTACCACTTGGATTATTCTCTGCTATTCTTAAATACTTTTGGTACTGCCCTAAAGTTATTTCATCTAAACTACTTGGTACGTTGAGTTCTAATTTCATATTTATATTACAAATTATCTTTAATGTTTTATGAAAAAACCAATACAATTTTCATAAGCCTTCGTCAATAACAAATATTGTTGAGGTGTTTTAGGTTTAGCAATTCTTACTTGCTTATTTTTCCTGTGATGAATATAACACTCAATCACCGCTATCATTTCTTCGTTTGCCATTACCTTATACTATAATTACCCTTGTTTGGGTTATCTAAATTGTAAATAACGTTGTATCTAATACCATCAATTGCGTGATTAAAATCATCTACATATAACTTACTACCTTTATCTAAATACACATAGTTATTTAATTCCTTTGCTATGTTCGTACTGTTTGGCTCAACTACTATTTCAAAGTCTTGCATCGTTGTTATACCACTTTCAATAGTTCCTTTCTTTACTGCTTTCATATTAACACCTTTATATTTTAAATCAGATATTAATCTTGGTTCTGCACTATCTGCAACTATTAATTTCTTACCAACTCTACTTAATATTATTTGTGCTAATTCTGTTGTACCTAAACCATTTCTATACAAATGTTCTTTAACGTATATTTTTCTTTTTGCTTTATCAATAGCAACTTCTGTTAATGTATCGGGGTCTATACTAAAACCAAAGTCCATTCCACAACTTGTTTGTAAACCATCGGGATTGAACTCCCCAAAACTCCAATTCGTAAATACAACACCTTCTGCTTTATCTAACCAACCACCAAGTATTTTATGTTTGTACTTATTAGGGTTTGTTAAACGTATGTTCTCAATGTTCTTTAAGAATGATTCGGGTAAGTTTAAGCGATTATCTAAATACGTTGTATGTATGTAGCAAGTATCTCCTACTTGTCCGTTAAAACCTTCCTTAACACCTTTAGCTTCAAAGAAACGTTTATATATCCAATGTTCTTTTGTTGTAGGGTTTAATATAAGTATAATTCTATTCTGTTGTACATTACTTCTTACAGATAAATCAATAGTATCAAATTCATTCTCATCAACCATTTCTTCCGCTTCATCTAACACCCAAGTTGATATACCTTGTAATGATTTTAGATTAGCCGTTTGATTTCCTGCGCTTGTCTTAATACCTCTAAAGATAATCTTACTATCGGTAATCGTATTCGTTATCTCTTTTCTATTTACATCAAAATGGTCCGATAAGTTAAGTAGTTCTATTTTCTCCTTAAATTCGGGTATGATTGATAACTCTGCAGAAGTCATTGTATAACGAGTGTACAAACAGTTATAACCTACATCTAAAGTATTTGTAGCTTCTATAAGTGTTGTACTAAAACTCTTGCTACTTCCTCGTTATCGACCTCCCGTAACGATGTAGTAACGTGCGTCACTTTCTCGTAGTGGGAGGAATTTTTCATTTATTGTTATTTGTTCCATTATAATAATTTACCTATTTTCTTTAATCTATAAGAACTTATACCCGTTTCTTTTTCGGCTTGATTTAAAGAATCATATCTAACTCCATTATATTCTATTGCCGTTCCTTGTAGTTTTCTTGTTCGGTCTAAAAACTCTTTTGTGTGCTTCTTTCCAAAAAATGGATTTAACTTGCCTTTTCTACCATACATTCCATTCTTTGCACCACTAACTTTTTCACTTATCTTTTTTCTAACTTCAATTCTTTTAGATGGATTGTTATCTCCCATCATTTTTTTAGATTGAAATTCTCTTACCTCCGCATACTTCTTACTATCTCTATAATTCATATTGCAAGATGTATTCATTATCATAAAAGCAGCAGATGAAGACCTATCTCTATAATGTAAAAATAATAAATAGTGTGCTAAATAATGCTCTCTTGCAGTTAGTAATACAAGATTATTTTCATCATCAGAACCACCTAACCACCTTGGTTTTATATGGTGTGATTCATAATAACAGTCATCTTTTTTACTTCTCCCCATACCTTTCCTTGAAACGCATAAAGAATCATATATTTTTAAATAATTCAAATCTATTCAGACTTTTTAAAATGTATAATAGGTATATTTAATACCTCTCCATTTGTTGTGATATCAACCTCATCTTTTGGTTTACCTATGTAATACTCTAAAAACAATTTACCTGCTTGGACATCTTTGTCCTTTATAGCTTTTGTCTTTATCATATTAATTACATCTATAACGTCTTGCTTTGTTGCAGCTTCTTTTAAGGCACTTCTATATTCGTTCCTACGTTTATCTATCTTGCCTTCTTTTGCTTTAGTAGAATGCCCTCCATTTTCTTTTCTCTTGTCCATATTAATACAAATTAACTATTAATTTATATAACAAAAAAAAGCACCTAATTTAATAGATGCCTTTTTCAAATTTAAAAAATAAAAACAGAACGTCCTAATTCTGTATATTTTAAAGAATTATAGTATGTTTATTAAAATAACACTTCATCTAAATCTCTTATCCATTTTCTTATATTACTTTTATTACAAGTACAAGGTTCGTGGTATTTATGATTGAAGTATTTAGAATGTAGTTTACACATTATCTTATAATCTTCGTTAGCCATTCTTGATGTTGTTCTTTGCTTAACACCTGCCCATATAACTTTATCTTCTACCATATTAAAAAAGTTCTATTTCGTTGAGTTCTTCTTGTCTTTTATTACATCCACAATCTTCTCCCCATATCTTTTTAACCAACCACTTTATACCTGTGTAGTAAGTAATGCGTTCTATTAAATCACCAAGTTTCATATTAAATCTTTTATATTGTTTAACAATCTATTTTCTATTTCATAAGTATCTGCCCTCATTTTAAAAGATGTTCCATTGTCTCTATTCCTTACATCACCTTTTTTATAAAAAAGAGATTTATCCAATAACTCTTCTTTAGTAACCCAACCACACAATTCTAACTTATTTGTCCTTTTGTTTAAACTATTGAATATGTAAATATCACAATCAAACTCTTTTTGAAAACCAATAAAGTTATGTACAAAATAAGGTTTCATATCAACCGTTCTACCCATTGTTTTGACATCAATTCTTTTCCCTTTGTATTCAAAATCAAAACCTCCATCAAAACCCTTTGTGAATTTATGTTCTATATTAAATGCATTTTTAGTTAATACTTCTCCAATCAAACCTACAAGCTGCTGCTCTTTATTTCCATTTGCAGAATGTCTATTACCCATATTGTTTTTAGATAAAAAATCCCAACACTTTAATTTTAGGGTATGTGGTACATTTAACCTCATATTATTTTGTCTATTAATTGTCCCTTAACTTTACGATAAGTATTATACAAACTATGATATGTTATTTTAGTCTTATCACTTAATTCTCTTATCGAGTATTCATTTTGTATCAATTCAAATACTTGCCTATCGTACCAATTTAAGTTCTTTAATTCTTCATCAACTATCTTTTGTGCTTCATCAAAATCTATTTGTTCTGCATCAGATAACTCATAAGTAAACTCTAAACCAACTTTAGCTTCCTTTTGTTGTTTCTTCTTAAAGTTTATAAATGCGTTTCTTAATGCTCTGTATATGTAAAAGTAGTTTACCTCATCTCCATAAGATATATCTAAACCTCTTTTTAGCATTAAACCTATATTGATGTACATATCTCCAACAATATCTTCTGCCTCTTGTTGAGTGCAGCCCATTTTTTTAGTTGTGTTTAACCATTTCTTATGGTCTTTGTAAATAGTTTCTAACATTAAATAGTTTAGTAAATTAGATAAGTAAATATACATCTTTTAAGAGAATATATAACGTTAAGTTATTAACATTTATTCTATTTCTAAAATAGATATAATATCTCCCTAACCACTATATATACTCCCAAAAGAAAATAAATAAGATATATTATATATGCTAATGTTTAACGCATATAATAATTATTAAATATTAAACGCCAATAATATATTTTATAATATAATAAAGTGTATATATATACTACAAATCCAAAGGCACTTTTTACAAATTTTAGCAAACTATTTTCAATAAAATTTAAAAATTAAACATATTTGTAATATTTGTTTAAAATTAAACAATTATAATCTAAATTTAACTTGTTGTCCATTAATATTATCTTTCTTTCTTAAATTATCTTCTGCCCACAAAGGTTGTAAGTTACTATAATGGCATAGTTTTATCATTTCTTCTTTAGTGTTAGCAGATGATAATGGTATAATATGGTCTATATGCCATTCTCCTTGATTATCCCAATTCATACCTTTTGTAAACTGCCTTTCAATATGTGCTTTAGCAACTTCCCAATCTACACCTAACATTTCTTGAGTTTTAGATGTTTTAGAATAGCTTTTGTTTTTAAAAGCCATAGATGTTCTTGTTCTTAAATTATCTTTTAATTTATGTAAAGGGTCTGTTTTTCTTTTTTGTCTTCGATATTCTTTATAATATTCTTTATAACGTTCTGCATTGTCTTTTTGATATTGCTTTTTATATTCCTTATTACAAGATTTACAAAACGGTTGATAACCATCTTTCTTTTTCTTATGCTTACTAAATTCACTATAAGGCTTTTCTATTTTACATTTACTACACTTCTTCATAACTAATGTATAAAATCACTTATACTACTACTACAATTGATAACCTCGCATTTATCAGAATACTTCCATTTCCAAGATTTAATACGTAATTGAACTAATTCATATATTTCTTCTCTTTGTCTGCCTTCTAACCCACTTATTAGTTCTTCTAAAGCATCTTTAGGTTTCTTTGGTGTTACTACTCCATTTTCCTTATCAACAATTCTCTGCACCTTTTCTTCTATGTTGTTTCTTTCATCATTTTTATCGTTGAAGAATGTATCGTAAGCATCTCTAAAGTAATCAAAGTTTGTGTAGTATAAATCTATTTTAGTTAATGCGTGATAAATAGAACTCCTTTCTCTTCTTACTCCTATTGTTTCAAACCAATGTTGAATGTTTCTGTCATTCATATTATTTAAGTCTCTTAACACTTTATAGAATAGTGTACGCATTGTCATTACCTCTGTTTTTCTTGAGGTGCTTTTTAAATCTACATCAAATAAACTTTGAAATTGTTGTGCGTAAATGTCTGCTTTTTTAATATCGTATTTTGTCATTGTTTTTAATTTTAATTATTATAATAAACTTGCTTTGTAGCAATCTCTACTGCAGTATCCCCACGTTTCTATTGGAGTACCACACTCATTGCATTCAAATTCTTTTTCTTCTAAATGATTATCTAAATCATCATCAAATACATCTTTCACTATTCTATTTCTTTTGCTCCGTTATCTATTAACACCTTATCACTTGCTTTAGTTATTGCTTCTTTATCCATTGAATAAGCAACTGCAACTTCTTGCATTTTACTAAAGTCATTAAACCTAAACATCTTTAATAAGAATGATATAAACTCTAAACTATTTGCCACTAACTTATCTCCTAATTCTTTTTCATCTACTTTCTCAATCTCTGCAAAGTACATTTGCTCAATAGATATTAAATCTTCTATAACTCTGTTAATGTTTTTTCTTACTCGTTGCCTAAATAAACCACTTTGTGCAGCTTCTTCTAAAAAGTGTAGGTTAATAAACGATGTTATAATTGCTCCACTTATTTGTTCTAATTGTTGTTCTGTAAATTGTCTCATCTTATAAATAATTAAAGTATTCGTTTGCTTCTAATAAATACATCTCTGCTTCAAAATATTGCTTGGTTAATTCTATTTGGTAATCTAATAAGTTATTTAAATGCTCATAGATGAACTTTAAGTCACTTTTATCTAAATCATATTGTTTACCATTAACTTCTACATTAGCTTTCAATACATCGTCTTGTAATGATAAATCAATTAAGTAATCTCTGTTCTTTAAATACAAACACACTTGATTTGGAATTTGGTATTGTAAATTCGTTTCATCTGAAATAAATTCGGGTGTAATTGTTCTGATAATGTTTTTTAAACTTGTTCGCATAATTCTCTTTTTTTAAATTCTAATTCTAAATCGTTTTCTAATAATTGTATTTGTTTTACTAAATAAGTGTTATGAGGATATGTTACCTCAATTAATTGTTTAATGTGTTTAAATCGTTCTACCATAATAAAATTGCTCTTAATGTTATTGTTACAAATATAAGTGTTATAAAAATAACTACCATAACCATTAGTAAAGAAAATGTATATTCTACTAATTTTTTTAAATACCTTCTCATAATACTTTTATTTTACCATTCTTAAAATGCATACAAATAACACCTGTTGGTAATGTAATTACTTTACAAGGTAATATACTTGACTGCTCTAATTGTTTCTTAATGTGTTTGACTATTGTTCTCATATCTTTGTTTTAGTTGGGAGGCTTTTACACCTCCCTTATTATTGTTAATGTAATTGAAAATCTTTACTCGCTAAAAAAGTATCGTTTAAATAGTTTTCTATCTCATCAATAGAATCAAAATAAACTCCATTTAAAGTTGAGCCATCAACCATCATAAAAATATAATCTTTAATGAACTCAAAACTTATTGTCCATTTGTTTTTAAATTTATCACTAAATATGTCAAACTCTTGGTTAGTGTTGTTGTTTTTTAAATTGTAGATGATTGTTTTAATAGTTGTCATAATTCTTTGTTTTTAAATTCTATACAAATATAAACAAAAAAATAATACTGATAAAACTTTTTAACAAATTTTAACATTTTAAATAAAAAAAAGCAAGTTTTATAACTCGCTTTCTTCTAAATACTTTCTTTGCATCTGCTCTTCGTATTCTATTTCCCGTTGAAGATAATCTAATGCTTTACGCAATTCTCTTAACTTCTCATCCTTTTTACCTAACCTTGCACAATACTTAACTACATTACCAATATTAAAGTTTAAATCATAGTCTTTAATAAAATCGATAACATCGTATTGTTTGCCACATTCATAATGTAATTGTGTGCTTCTCATAATTAATTGTATATTAAAGTTATTGTTATTTTTATGATACCTATAAATAATTCTGTATCGTGTTCTTCAACCTCTTCTTCTATAAAAGAATTGTGTTGTATGCCTAAAGCTAAACCTTTAAACAATCCTAATCTTATTTCCCAAGCCCTTAAACTCATAATTTTCTTACTTTTAAAATTAATATAATTACTAATACTATAACTATTATTATTCCTTTCATTTCTTTTTTTTATCGTGTTCGTATATTTTACTGTACAAATCCCAAATAGCTTGGAAGCTATCTTCTCTTTTAAATGTTTGACCATTCATATAGTATTTACCCTTATGCCCTAATTGATACCATATTTTAAACTCATTACCAATTGGAACAGGATAAATGACAAAACCTTTTTTAAAACAATACTGTTGTGCTTCTTGGTTTACGTTCTTTATTATTATTGGTTTCTTTAACTTTGGCATTAATGTCTCATTTCTAAATACAAATCAATTAATTCTAAAGCCTTTTCAACACCCTTTGCTTCACAATATCTTTTTCTATCTAAAACATATAACCAATGTTCTATAATCTCTTCTTTATTCTTATTCTTAAAGAAGGCATCAACGCAACTCTTGTAAGCTACATTCTCTAATAAATGACAATCTTTATCAATCATAATTAATTATTTTATAACACACCTCTATAAACAAAATTCTCTAAATCTTCTGTATTTAAGTAGTCTTCATAAGACTCAACCGCTAAATCTAATTTATACTTACCACTATCAATAAACTTTTGAGAACACTTATAAATACCAACGTCTAACGTATTCTTATCTACAACAATAAATTCAAAATCAAAAGCATTAAATAATTCTAAATATAATGCAGCTTGTAAGTCATAGCTAAAGAAATTAGCAGAACGTTCAAAACCTTTTAAATCTGATGTTGTTTTTAAATCCATTACAACACCACCTTTTAATATATCTGCTTTACCTCTAAATGGTAAATCATTATAATAACCTATTTCGGGTATTTCAAATTTAGCACCCTCTAACATCTCTGCTACATCTGTAACATTTCTTACTCTTTCTGCTATCTTCTTTGCTTTATAGTATTCAGAATTTGTAAAGACATTATGATAGCCAACCTCTTTTATTGCTTGTTTGTATTCTTTACTTGCCTTTGTACCCTCTGTAAACGTTAAATACTCAACTTTGTTTGGCTCTAATACCATTAAGTGTATTAACTGCCCATCTCTTAACGCTTGTACGTTTTGCTGCTTCTCTGTTAAAGACTTGTAGTATGCGTATGGACTATCTAACAACTTCTTACAAGAAGAAGATGATAATGCGTTTTTACCTAAATAACCATAGTAAAACTCATCGTTGTACATTTGGCTTAATATATCCTCTTTGTGATATACATCTCCGTTTAATAATTTAATCTCCATTTATTTAATTTTTATTGCTTGTTTTATATCTAATTCTGCTACCTCTTTTTTAACCCACATTCTTTTTTGAAATTCTGTTGATGCGGGTAAAGATTTCATAAACCATTTTGGTTTTACTTTGTAGAGGTTAAACACATAAACTCCATTTGGTGTGCTATTAATGTAAACAGGAATATCTAAATGCTTTTCAGATTCTTTTATTAATGCATCGTATTTACTTTTTTCTAATATTAAAGTATCATAGTGTTTACGTCTACATTTTAACTCTATTCTACTTCTTGTTTCTATATCGTAACAATCCCATCTTGATATCGGGTTTTTACTATTAACTAATGTTTTAAAATAATTATTACTTAACCATTCAAACAAATCACTTTCTTTCCATTTTATCATATTACTAATGTAAGTAATTTTTTAATTAAAACTCATAATCGTTATTAACAAATTTAGGTAAACCATTCTCTTCAAATCCAAAACTAAATGTTTCAAAGTTTCTGTTTCTGCCTCTTCTACATTCAACAGTTACCCACCCTTGATTAACGGTGTTTTTTTCTAACATTATTTGAGTTTCGCATTTCTTTTCTAATGCACTACCAAGCACACCCGTTGGCTTTGTACTTCCATAATTGGAATGTATTATCGTTGTTATATGACACTCTAATTCTCCCGACCATCTCATCAATAACTCTTGTACTTCTGTTGCTTGTTCCATTGAATTTACATCACTGCATAAATCAGCAATACCATCAATAACAACTAAACCTATTTTAGCATCAGCAAATTTAGTGTAAAGTATATACTCTATAAAGTTACGTCTTTGTTTGTAGTCCATTGTACGTAAAGCAAAAAAGTGATAATCTTCATCTTGCATATATCCATTCATTACTAATGGTCTCCTTGCAACTTTACTTGCGTGGAATTTACCTTGTTCTGTATCAAAATGAATTATCTTTTTACCTTGTCTATGCCCTTTTATCTTACCACTGTATTCGTTTTTACCACCTTGATAAGCAGAAACTAATAAAGACATAAAAAAGGATTTGCCAACTTTTGGATAAGCGTGTACAAAACTAAAGTTTCCATAAGTGCCAATTGGTATTGGATAAGTTCTTTGTGTGCCATCTGTATCCACATCTACATAAGTACCACAACTAATTGCAACAGGAGGATAATCTACGTGTTCAGCAACATCTAATTCTGCTTCTTCCATTAACTCCTCCATCTCTTTTTGAATTAACATTCTTTGTATCTCATCTGCACCTTCATCTTTGTAATTTTTCTTGTTCGTCATCTTCTTTATATTTTAAAATTGTTTTTTTTATTCCTCAATCTTGTTAGATTTCTTTATATTATCTTCTGCCCATAATGGTTGTAAGTTAGAGTAGTGACATAATTTTTTTAATTCCTCCTCTGTATTAGCAGAGGCTAATGGTATAACGTGGTCTATGTGCCATTCTCCGTAATTATTCCAATTCATTCCTTCTGTAAATTGGTTTTCAATGTGCGCTTTACATATTTCCCAATCAACTCCTAACATTTTTTGTGTTTTAGAGTTTTTAGAATAGCCTTTATTTTTGAAGGCATAATAATTTCGAGTTCTTAAATTATGCTTCATCTTAAATAATGGGTCTGTTTCTTTTTTGTGCTTTTGATATTTTTTTTTATAATCTCTATAACGAGATTTATTATTTATTCTCCATTCTTCTGCTTTTGTTTTTACATACTCTTTATTTTCTTGATAATATCTTTTACCTCTAATTGAAATTTTTTCTTTATCAGTTTTTTCTTGCTCTTTTCTACATACTTTACAGCAAAACTGTAATCCATCTTTGGTATTTTTATTTTTATGAAATTCAGATAATTTTTTTTCTATTTTACATTTTGTGCATTTTTTCATAATTATTTATTTTTTAATATATTGCCTTTATAAAACTTCCCTAAAATATTATTGTTCACATATCTTTCATCTTCTAAAACATTTTCAATGAACTGTAGTTTGGTTTCAAAGTATGTAAGTTCTAACTTGTTGAAGCAAATATATACAATTTCTCGATAACAATTATTAATTTCCCAATTTTTTGTTTCTGAATTGCTACCCGTATATTGTTTCCAATTACTTTCAACATAAGTAACCCGCTTTCTTTTATAACCTTTTAAAGGAGGTTTAGTGCGTTTATTAAGTAGTATCTTCTTGCCAATGTAATATTTATCTTCTTTTCTATTGTATATCTTATACACAAACCCAACTGCATCTGTTGGTAAATCTTTTCTTTCTTTTATTTTTTGACCTTTATAATACCACATATATTATTAGTTAAAAAGAGGATGCTAATAAATAACACCCTCTTCAATATTAAACACTAATTAAAAAGGCAAATCATCTTCAACAACTACTGATTGTTGAGGTGCAGCAGCTTGCTTTTCATTCTTTAAAACAAAACCTTGTAAATCATCTGATGCATAGTACACTCTACCATTTGCAACATACTTTTTAGGTTCTTTGTTTTCTCTTTGCTCTTTTGATTGAGGTAAAGTAAATGATACGTTTTTACCGTATCTGCCCTCTTCAAAAATAGAAAATTGTAATTTTAGCTTTTTGATTTCGTTACCATTCTCATCTTTCTTTGGTACTAACTTCTTGTTTGCATCGTATGTTAATACGTTTTCAAAGTATTGATTTAATGCTTTAATTTCATCTAATCTAAATTCTACTTCTCCTAATAAATAACTTGTTTTACTCATAATTTCTAATTTAATTTAATTTATATTCCTACGTTAATTTTACTATCTATAACCTCTATAATGTGTCTAAAGGTACTTCTTTCTTGTTCACCTGTCATATCAACACCGTTGATAAACAATCTGTAATGGTCTTTCTTTTCTGTTGGTCTTAATTCGATACTATTCATATTTATTTAGTTAATAATTCTTTTACTTCTTTTGATATCTTATACTTTGCTTCTATTTTAGCAATATCTCCACCACCTTTCAAATAAGTTTTTGCTTTATCAAATTCGGGTGTATTCTTGTTTAACCAATTCTTATCGTTAGATGTTGTTTTAGCGGCTTTATTATGTGTGTTTGTTGAATCTGCATCTTTTGTATCATCGATTAAGAATAAGCCATTTAAAGCATATTTACGAGCATAAGATGAACTACTACCAAAAGTTTGTGAAATGTCCATACCTTTCTTATTTGGGTCTATGCCCGCTTGTGCTTTTACGTGAACTTGGTTTTCACCATCAGATATAATTGCTATTGCTTCTACAAATAAAACACCTGCTAATTCTTTTACCTCATCTGATAAAGTTAATGTACAATTATGCTTTTTAAGAAGAGGTTTAACTGCTTCTAATATATCTTCACAACTTCTGTAATTGTATCTGCCAAATGAATTGTATTGGCTTTTTGGCGCTTTTAATTCTGCTTGAATTTTTGTTAATTTTTCCATTTTTATTTAGTTTTTAAGTTATTTAAAATTTCTCTTTGTATTCTCTGCTTGTTGTATTTATTATCAAATGATTCTTCACTTGATAAAAACCATTTAACACCCGATAATATACCTATAAAGAATGTTATTGGTGCAAATAAGATATATAATATACCTTTACCTATTTGACCTACATAAAATTTGTGTGCTCCAAAAGAGCCTAAAAATAATGCTAATAATGCATAGTTGTTTTTGTTTTTAATTGTTCTCATAATTTCTAATTTTAATTGTTACTATTTATTTTTAATAATATATTTCTTTTACTTGGTATTTAAAATCTCTACTATAGGTTAAACCTCCTTCTCTTTCGCTTTTAGATATTAAACCTATATCTCCAACCGAACTAAAGAAAAAGTCCTCATACGTTGCTCCAAATGGTCTTTTATAAACACCCTCTTCTGTATTTGTACTTATATCTGCATTGAAAGTAATTTCAAAACTTCTTTGGTCTTTAGTCATATCTACTTGCTTGAAAGTATCCCAATTGTTACCATTCATTTCATTTAACTTATCAATAGGTATATTTGATGTTCCTATTTTTAAAACATCATTTAATATAAATTTACCTGCTGTTATTTTTAAATTAGGATGATTTTCATAACCTATAATCTCTAAATGATTTATTCTTTTTGAAGCATAAAAAGGTTGATGAAATTGCCATCCATCCAAATCAATTTCTTTAAATTCCTTAACTATATGAGATGGGAAAGAAGATAAATCTATTCTTAAGGTATCAATAATTTGTATTGGACCTACTGATTTTTGAAATAAAGTTTCACCTAAACTTATATACCCTCTACTTCTATCAAAATAGTAATATCTCCATTCATCTCTTGTTGAACTATCAAAAACCATTGTGTCTTCGTAATAGCTTTCTAAATAATAAGTCTTTGTTATTAAGTTTAAAATGTTTTCTTCTTTAACTGAAGAATCAGAATCATCTTCACAAGATACTAATGTACCTAATAATACTGCTAATGTTAATAATTTAATTGTTCTCATAATTTCTAATTTTTAATGTTTGTTTTTAATTACACTACAAATATATAGTTTATTTTGTTATTAAATGTTAAAATAAATGTTAAAGTTGTTATAACAGTTGATATAATTTATTAAAACAAATCATATCTTGGTGTTGTAAGTAATGTTTGTTTCTACTCGCATTATTATACCTTTTTGCGTATAATGTTGGTTATTACCATCATTTTATACCCTTTTGCGTATAATACACCACAAAAACTACTTACAACGTTACTTGTGTATAGGTAATTTGGTTTTTAAGTACTCGTTTAAAATCCATTTCAAATTGTTTTCAGCCTCTTTTCCACGTGGGTTATCACCACTTAATAATATCGTTTTTATATGCCTAATTGCTTTTTCTTCTGTCATTTTTTTAAATGTTTTAGTTATCTACCCACCCAACTACCCACACACAAGTAACGTTAGGCGTTATTGCTACATTTCGTCTCAACATTATTCTGTTCTTCTATCCATTCAAGTTTTTCAGTTGCACAACAGGCACAAACCTTTCTTCTTGGTTGTTTAGGGTATTTGCCTCTAATTTCAGTTAGTTCTTGTCCACAAATTTTGCAGTATTCTTTTCGCAACAAACGCCTAACAATGTGTATAAACCATTGCTTCATAGTGCGTCTACCAAGTTTCTTTTTTCTATTAAACATATCTCTATTTTGTTAAGTTATTATTTCAATTACGCAACGGTTCATACACTCGTCCGTTATTCTTCTTCGTATCTGTTTTTTATATGCAGTAACAAATCTGTTACAACATCAAACCAAATCTCATCTGATTTACCTTCTTCAATAGAACTAAATGCATCTATTATTTCTTTATAAAAGTCATTTAAAGGAGTGTCTAAAACCTCCTCAACACTTGTTATAATACTTCCAAAATCTATTTCTTCGTTACCTACCATTTTTTGTATTGTAGCCTCTGATGATATCAATAATAATATCAGTCTTGTATCTATGTTATTCATCTATTTTTACGCTTAATTTTAAATAATTCTTTGTTCCTATTTCGGGTATTCTTATCTGATAGTTAATGCTAACATCAGTAATATTACTATCTTCCTGTAAATAGTATTCTATTTGTTGCTTTAGCTTTTCCCAAGCCTCGTTGTTTATTCTGCTCATAATATATTAAATAAAGATTTACCGTATTCTTGTATGTATTCTTCAACTGCTTTCTCTTGGTCTTTGCTTACATTTGATAAGCCAACACCAATAGCAGCAAACTTATAGTTTTGAATAGCTGCTTTTAAACTTAATACTGTTACACCTATTTCTTTACTTATTTCTTTTAAAAGTAAATCATAGTCTTTAGAGGTTATCTCTGCTCTTAATCTCTTTAATGCTGTTAAATGCATTTCTTTTGTCCAATTTGTCATAATTTATTTGTTTTTAATTGGGAGGCTTTTACACCTCCCTTGTTTGTTATTATTTTTTAATTATTACTGTATAATCTGCTAATATAGACCTATTTGAGTTTAACTTATGATTATTATCTACGATTATTTTTTTGATTACATACCTAACTGATTCGTCTATGTTTTCGTTGGTAGCCAAATAATCTTGCCCTCTGTTTACTTGCTCCTGTAATTTAAAGTTTTCTTCGATTAATCTTCTGTGTTGTGCTTGTGTTAAAGTTGTCATAATTTCTTGTTTTTAATTATTGTTTTTGTTTTACACTACAAATATATAACTTTTTTTGGAACTAAATGTTAAAAAGTGTTAAAATAAATGTTAAATTTTGTTAAAATAAAAAAGAGGTTACATTTTACTGCAACCTCCTAAAAACAAAAATATAACAAATGAGAGAATTTAATTATACTCAAATATAATACTTATATATGTTTTAATATACTTTTTAGTAGATTAGTTATTAACCAATTTTCTTTTTATTGCTCCCTTTATATATTCAGAAATCATAAAATCATTATTAACTGCTTCTTTCATTGAATCAGACAGTTTTATGTATTCTTTAGAATCTCTAAAACTTGTAACTTTCTTTCTTCTTTTAACCTTTTCTTTAATGTCTTTTACTAAATTATATTGGGTAACAGTTAAAGTCTTATAAGAAGTCATACTCTTTAATATTCTTATTTCTTCATTTGTAATTGGTAAATTAGAATTTAAAAAACTATTTATCTTTAAATTAGATGTAGATAAGTTTACTAAATCATTACCAACTAAAGCAATATTATTTTGCCTACTATTTCTTTGTATTTTATTCTGTTGAGATTTATTGTATTTATCCTTCTTTAAAATACTATCTTTATTTTTAGAATATTCTATTTTACTTTCAGAATATATTAAATCTTCTTTAAACTTTATCTGATACTTTATATAAATATTATTTAAAAGTTTCTCTTCTTTGTACTTGTTAAATTCTTCTAAATTTTTAAAATCTTTAAAAAAATCTTTTTTACTATTAGGATTAAATAATAAAATCTTTGCTTGTAAATTTTTCATCTCTTTTAATGTTTTTAATTAATGTTTATTACTGCTCGGGTTATCCCGAGACGAAGGTAGTAAAAAAAAAGAGTTATTTACAAGTAAAAGTTATTAACAGACTAAAAAAACTTTAATTTAAGTAGTAAAAATATAATGATACCCTCTAATATTATTGTTATCCACATCCAAAGAGGTGTTTTATATCTTATAATTTCTTCTTTCTGTATTTCTACTTTACCAACATAATTATTCTTAAACTCTGTTATTTTAGAATTTACAATACTATCAATGTTTACACTTGCTTGTATATTACCTTTAACACTCTTTAAAGAGACTTTAACATTGTTTGATTTAATTACCCTATCAAAATCTTTTAATTGTCCTAAAGTGTCACAAACAGCTTCTATTGTGATAGTATCATTTACTTGCTTTGTAATATAGTTATTCTTCGTGATATAGATGCTATCTCTTTTGATAACCTCTTTATACTCAATGCTACTCTTCTTACTCCCACAACCATATAAAATAATAAAACCAATAGTAAAAAAAAATAAAACCTTTTTCATTATTCTTGTCTTTCAAAATGAGGCGTATCTACAAATTTCCAATTACCACCCCATCTATTCTTATCGTTTAAACTTTCCCAAAAAGCACCAAGTTCTTTTAATCGTTCTTTATCGTATGTTAGTTCTCCATTAATAAAAAAGTTAAAATCAACAGCTAAACGTTTTAAATGATTACTATTCATAGTTT